TTATCTCTCTCTCTCTCTCTCTCTCTCTCTCTCGCGCGCGCGCTCTCGATCTCTCGCTCTCTCTCTCTCTCTTAGATCCTATCACCCCTAAATTAAATATTATACATGAGGAGTCACCTATTATAATAACTGCCAAAAAAAATGAAAAAAGTTCTCAATCATCTCTTACTGATTTCAGATACCTTTCAAAAGAGTGGAAAAAGAATGCAGAAGAAGAGCGATTACTTGGTGTATCACTCACTGGTATTCTCGACAACTTGTTCATGTCAACTCCAAGCGATGCATTGAAAGAGTTCTTGCTTGAGTTGCGCGATAAAGCAATTGAGACGAACAAAAAGTGGGCAAAAGTGCTTGGCATTCCTGAGTCTGCATCAATCACTTGTGTTAAGCCATCTGGTACAGTATCGCAACTTGTAGACAGCGCAAGTGGTATCCATCCTCGTCACTCTGATTACTACATCAGAACAGTGCGAGCTGATAACAAAGATCCATTGTGCACACTGATGAAGCAGATGGGATTTCCTAATGAGCCTGATGTTACAAAACCAGAGCACACATCTGTATTTTCGTTTCCTGTAAAGTCGCCTGATCATGCTCGTTTTAGAAACCAAGTGTCTGCTATTCAACATCTTGAACTTTGGTTGTTTTACAAAAAGTATTGGGCAGAGCACACCGTGTCTATCACAATATCTGTCAAAGAGAATGAATGGCTTGATGTCGCAGCGTATGTGTATAAGCATTTTGATCACATCTCTGGAATATCATTCTTGCCATTTAGTGATCATGTGTACAAACAAGCTCCATATCAGGACTGTACAAAGGAACAATATCAAGCTCTTTGTTCCAAGATGCCTCAGGATGCTGACTGGTCAAAATTACATATATACGAGAAGGAAGATACGACCACATCCACACAAGAATTGGCTTGTGTTGCAGGCTCGTGTGAACTTACATAATGGGAAAGAAAGCAAAGAAAAGTTGTACATGCCATGAGTGTGAAGTTGAATTTGATATAGTCATTACATCAACGCCAGGTGGCCGCCATACTCCACAGATTTGTCCTTTCTGTGGAGATGGTGTCACTCTTAAAGAAGAGCGTCCACTTCTTAAAGACTTCGATGAATACGACGAGTTTGATGACGACGAGTATTACACTGAAGATGACGATTTTGATGATGAAGACTAATTCGCGCCGTGATTACTATCGGAATAGATTACTCAATGTCATCACCTGCCATCGCTGTTCACACTGGCGATGTGTGGAGTTTTGATGCGTGTAAATTCTACTTTCTTACTTCTGTTAAAAAGTTTGAAGTCAAGACACCTCGCATAGAGTCCACACTTTACAAGAATTGGCAATCAAACGAAGAGCGTTTTGATTTTATTTCATCATGGGCACTCAACATCATCAAGCAACACCCTGGCGCCCATGTGTTCTTAGAAGATTATGCATTTGCAGCCAAAGGTGTTGTGTTCCACATTGGCGAGTGTGCAGGTACACTCAAGCACAAACTGTGGCTAAACAAGTATCAGTATAGTGCATTCTCACCACCTTCGATAAAGAAATTTGCATCTGGCAAAGGTAACGCAAACAAGATCATTATGTACGATGCGTTCATCAAAGAGACTGTGTTCAATATCACAACACACCTTGATTGTAAAATTGGAGACAGTCCATCGAGTGATGTCATCGATGCGTATTATGTTGCCAAGTATGGCTTTACGTCACTAGCTACGAAAAACTCGTAAAGCCTTGCTAGGATCGATTTTAAGCATTAAACGGCACTTACATGATACTTTGCTCATCTTTTCAGAAATCGCCGTTCCTAGCGCATTTTGATTTTCTAACTAGCTGATTTTATTGGGTGAAAAAAAGCGATTTTTTTGTTGTTCTGATTGCTTTCTAGTGATACTCTCTCAGTGTTCAAAACCGTCTCTTTCCAAAAAAGTATTGAGCTATAACATGAGAACAAAATCCAGATTAACTGTTGCCGAGGACGAACCACGTTTGAAGCCTGCGGAAACAGAAAGCATCGAATCTCAACTCAGTAAGATGTTCACGTGGTACAATTACAATCGCAATGATGCTGATGCAAAAAAGTATTTTGTTGAATTCTTGCGACAGTCTGGAGAGCCTTCAGACACACTGACACAGATTGAAGAGTGTTCTACACTTCCATTATCGAGTACGATTGGATGGTTGTGTCGCATCAAACTTGTCAACGGTGAGCAAGTGCCACAATCTTACGATGACAATATCGAAAAAGAAAAGATGCGAGTGCTTCAAGTTGTATTTGCAAAAAAGAGTATAGAAGAAAAACCACAAGCAGAAAAGAAGCCTAGCGTTCAAGATCATCTTGAGAATCAATTGAGAGAGCTATTGAGTGATCTTGCTGTAAAAATTGATGAGTTTGTTGAGAATCGTGGCAAGTCATCATTTAACGCATACGAGTGGCTTCAATCATTTAACGTAAAACATCAACACGCAAAGAGTATTGCTGACTACTTTGAAAAGAATTTGTTAAGCGAGCTCCGTGGTGCTGAATCTGGTGAATGTGAGCAGCTAGTCGAAGCATACTCATTCTTAAAGAAAGCTGAACTGAAAAAGTTTATTACATTTGTTGAAAGTATTGTTGAAGAGTCTCGCAAGTGGGGTGATGTTGCAAAACAGATCTCATTAAACAATCGAGCACCTAGAGCAAAGAAGCCAAAGTCTCCGTTGAAACAAATTGCAAAATTGAAGTATCTCAAAGAGCACGAAGGCCTCAAGAGTATTCCACCGACACAGATTTGTGGTGCAACACAACTCTGGATCTATAACACAAAATATAGAACACTTGGTGTGTACATCTGCAACAATGCACATGGATTTTCTGTCAAAGGTTGTACAATCTTGAACTATGACGCAACAGAATCGATTGCTAAGAAATTGAGAAAGCCAGAAGAAGTTCTTCCAAAAGTTCTTGAAGCTGGAAAAGTTGCACTACGAAAAATACTTCCAAACGTCCGATCTAAGGAAAAAAAATTGACTGGAAGAATTAACGGAGATACAATACTCCTTAAAGTTGTGTAACATGAATACCATATTTTTTGATCTCGAAACAACAGACTTAAATCCTATCGGACAGATTCTCAACTATGCATTTGTTGAAGTTGATGCTGACTGGAACATTAAATCAATGCTGAGAGACAAAATCAAAATCTCTCGCACACAGTTGCCTTCACCTGGTGCAATCTTAGCAACACGTACTGATATATTTGAACACAACAAAGAAGCAAAAGATCCAGAGCATATTGCATTAGCAAAGATACAAAAATATGTTTCTGATATTGTTGAATGGCAAGAAACTCGCCTTGTTGGGTTCAACTCAAACAAGTTTGACGTTCCGTACATTCGCACAAGCATGATCAGAAATGGATTGAATCCCTACTTTGGAGGTTCAATCAAGTATGGTGATGTGTTGCACGTTGTACGAAGACTTGCGTGTGACAACGTAGAATTTTTAAGCAAGCTCGAAAAGAGAGAAGATGGTCGACCAATCTTTCGTCTTGAGTCAGTCACAAAAGCACTTGGTCTTTTAGATCCATCAGAGATTCAAGCGCACGAATCGTTATCTGATGTCATGCTGACGATTAAGCTCGCAAAGTATCTTGCAGAGAACTATGGCATCGATGTTAGAACATATAGCTCATACGAGATTCAACACAATCGTTTTGATGTCGTCAAAGTGTTTCCATACACCGACGAGAAAGGTCAAAAAGTATCTGATGACTATTGTCACTTTGCTGTACTTGAGCAGAACAAAACACAGTCGCTCTTAATCAATCTCAAGAAGTTTGAAGATGGTGCACACAAAGACGCTGTATCGTGGTACAACAAAAACACATCACCACTCTACGTCCAAGAATATGTGAAAAGTTTTGTGTCTCGAAAAAGAGCAGACGCTGCACGAGACGCATTGTCGGATATCAATCTACAAAACTTCTGGCCATTAAAAAATTGTGACGTTGAGCAATTCATCTTCATGATGCCAATTGGACAGATCTCTGCCCTATATGATGCAGTGTGGCGTCGTGATCTCTTCTTAATTAAAGAAACACAAAGCAAGTATGCAAGCCAGTTGTATCTGCGTTTCTTGTGCAACACTGCTGATCTTGATCAAGTTGAAAAACAACTTAAAGAGTATGCTATATATCGCTACGGTGGAAAATTAAAGATCGACAAAGGAAATTTTGATGTGTCTTACCAACCTGGCGTCTATAGCGAGAGCTTTCATCCAACGTATAATGAATTGATTGCACAGATTGATGAGCTTGCAAAAGTTCCAGAGAATGCACACATCATGACACAACTCAAAACATTTTATGAAACAAGTTCGATTGCTTCAGTCGCTGGAACTGAACTTCGTGCAATCAACAGGAGCAAAAATGTCATACAAGAAAACGATCCATGTCACAGTCGATAATGAACACGCAGCAACGATAACAGTAGATGTAGAAGACAAGTATGCAACAGAAATCGGTACAACCTGTGAAATTGGTGACGAGCTTGATAAGTTCCTCACTGAGCTTATTAAGAAGAATTCTCTCCAAAAAAGCCTCCAGTGAAATGCCACATCGGCGAGTGAATCTTATCAGTAAAGTTGACTTCATTATCGACACACTAGAGATGACAAAACTCGACATCGTGTATATGGAAAAATTGAAGATGCCAATGACTTCAGACGAGCGCATATACTTTACGCAACAAATAGATCGAATCAACAGCACGATTCTTGTGCTTATCTGGATGCGACACAACATTGAGAACAATCAAAAGTTTTGGAAGAAGTTTTTACATTGGGGGTAACTTATGGGCTTTATTGTCACTTGCGTCATTGTGGCGTTTGCGTTTTTTCTTGGTCGTACATCTGCCAGAGTTGAAACTGCACTCACATTCAAAGATCAACTTTTGTTGTTTGTCACAGTCATCATCAAAGTTGACCAGTTACTCGCATTCTCTGGCAAAAGCATTAAAGATTTGAGCACACGAGAAGTCATCGAAAAAGTACAGCAACAGTTGGATCTGATGAACCATGGTAAGTGAAATTTTATTAATCATCATACTTTTTGTATTGCCAATACCACTATTTCTTGTGGCATACAATCTTGGCTACAATCGTGCTATTGAAGATATGAAAAAGATTCGTTTTAGGAAATAATGTATGGACGCATTTGTTATTCTGCTTGTCGCAGTGTTTAATTTTTTTCTTGGCTCCTGTGTTGCTTACGCCATAAGTCTGCAACGACAGGGCAAGAAGGAAGATCTTGATGAAAAGGAAATTTATTGTAACGGGTTTGAGGACGGCATATATTATACCATAGATGAATACAACCCAGAGCTGTTTAAACCTGAGATTGCTGAGATGCGGTATAGAGAATACAAAGCAATCAAGTATGGACCAGAGAGACATTAAACTATGAGCACACAACAAACTGAGCAAGAAACAACACAACAAAAGCCTTGGCAAAAAGGTTTTGATTTAACACATATCAACACTATCAAAGAAAACTTTGCACGTTACAACACGTTTGCATTCTCACCATTTGCACAATGGAATGGTCCAAAAATTGCAGACTCGTTATCAAAAGAACGTCTCGTTCAAATCGATGGTGCTGGCTACCTCGACACTCACGTTGCTAAAACGAGTACAAACATTGTTATGTACTACGATGTGATCATCGGTAAGAGATTGCGTGGTGATCGAATCATTAACGCTGTTGGTCTTGCTGACAATGGTTCTGTCGATGTCATGGTGAATACACTAAACGAATTGACAACACGAGACGCAACACAATCAACATGGGCATATATTTGGGAAGAAGATGAAACACAGCGCAACATCATCACTCGTGCAGGGTTTAAGAAAGTTGGCATCAAAGTTACTACGTTCTCGGAAATATACGGCATCTACTTCAAAGATGCAGTTGACGCAACAACAGCACGAGAGCATCCATATGTTGATCCGGCAGAACATCTTTCACTTGTTAAGCTAAAGACGCCTGAACTCACAAAGTTGTGTGACAAGATTGCAAAGAAACTTGATGCACTTGATGTTGAGTATGCAAACCATTACTCAAAGCACAACAAAGGTCGTGCATGGTCTGCAATCTCACTTCGAGGGTTTTCGTCTGATCCATCATTCATCTCTAAGCCGGTGTGTATGGGTGAAGCATGGAACAAAGAACACGCTAACGAATCGTTTGCACTTCAAGATACTGAGATGCGAGCAGCGTTTCCTGAAGTTGAAGAAGTTGTCAAGCTACTTGGCATTGGCACTCAAGAACGCATTCGTTTCATGCGACTTGCTCCGGGTGGGGGTGAACTCACTCGTCACACAGATCAGGTTGAGCCAGATGCCGGTGTAACAGACGGCACATTGATGCGCATTCATTTGCCGATCAAAACAAATCCTAAAGTAGACTTCACCGTTTGGGACTACAGGGGACAAGAGCGCACAGTAAACATGAGTAAGGGAGAACTGTGGTATCTTGATATACGCAAGCCACACAGAGCGATAAATGGTGGTGATGAAGAGCGTATACACCTTGTAATTGATATTGGAGCCACAAATGAGCTTAAATCTCTCCTCCCAGACGAAGTTGAATAGAGCGACGATAGATCAACTAGACGAAATCTTCGGACACTTCTATAACTGCCGCGAGTGGTTTCCTCACATACGAAAAGATTATGTTGAGCGGAACATACTCGCAGGTAATGTTATCTACGATAGTGGTGTCATAATCATCTTCAATCAATACAAGCGTAGACAGCGGATTGGTAATGTTGAAGCGCAGCGTGGTGATTTTATACTCCATCAAATATTGAATCCATATCGAAACGTTGACAAGCGCATTGATGCATCTGAAGTCATGAAGCGATTTTGTGCTAACTGTAATGCCGATGTGTATCTCTCAGTTCGTGAAGAAAATGAACGTGCATGCCATTTTTATTTGAAAAATGG